ATGATGAATACAACAAGATTCGTCAGCGGTATGGCGATTCAACTTCTATAGACGCTCAACTTAAAACTCTCAAACACCTTGGACTAGACGCCAAATTCATCAAGAATGGCACCCCAGAGGCCCTCAGAGCTGAGTTAGACGCAGGTAGGCCTGTAGTAGCCGGATGGCTCCACAAAGGCCCTGTAGAGGCTCCTAGCGGCTCTGGACACTACTCTGTAGTGATTGGCTACACCGAAGGGGCTTGGATCCACCATGATCCCAACGGGGAGGCTGATATGGTTCGAGGTGGTTATGTAAACCACTCAAAGGGTAAAGGTGTTGCTTATAGCCAGAAGAATTGGAACAAAAGGTGGCTTGTTGAAGGCCCTGGTTCTGGTTGGGCTATCTTGATCAAGAACCCTAGCTAGGTATTTTTATGGACCTTTCTGATCCTCAAGTTCAAGCTGCTCTTTGGCTTTCGCTGTTTGCAGCTTCTGAAATCATTGGTGTTTCTCGGCTTAAAGAAAACAGCCTCGTACAATTGGGGTTGAAACTGTTCCGTGTGATTTATGGCAGCCGCTCCAAAAAAGTCTCTAAATAAGACTGATGGCCTTGCCTCGGAAGACGATCTTTATAGCCTTCACCGTTTGGTTGCTACCAAACTGATTGATCAACTCAATCGTGAAGATGTAAAAGCTTCTGATTTGGCAAACGCTATTAAGTTCCTAAAAGACCAAGGTATTACCGCTCTTAATGGTGGTGATATGTCGGCTATCTCCGAGATGATTTCTGCTCTGCCAGAAGTCGATATCAAGAAGGTCCGGTCTTATATTGGTGCTTAGGAATTAACCCTTCCTATATGTACCAAGCAGAGCCCTCGGTATGGTGATTCGTTCGCCATCCGGGGGCTTTGTCTATTTGACACCAGAGGCTGCTATGGCAAATCTTCAAGCCCTCCAGCGTCGAGAAGCAGTAAAACAATGGAGACAGTCAATTAAAGAAGCCTTTGGGTGTCAGTGTGCTTACTGCGGTGTCAAAGATGATCAGTTAACTCTTGATCATATCCATCCCAAAACCAAAGGTGGAGAAGATCTAGCTACCAACATCGTTCCTGCGTGTCGGAAGTGCAACCACGAAAAGGGTAGTTCTAACTGGAAAACTTGGTTTAAACAGCGTCCTGAGTATTGTGAGGTGCGTGAGCAAGTTATTGACCAATGGATGAACTACCTCCTATGCCCTGTTTCGAGCTATCCATAGAACAGCAGTTACGGCTTGAACAGGTCCGTCGAGATATCCCTAACTGCTCTCGGGAAGACCTGGAGAAGATGCTGTTTGAGTTCTTAAAAATGACCGTGATCCTGCAGAATAACTTGAGCCAAATGTTCAAGTGGGCAGTCAATGTCAAGAACAAGCAAACAGACTGAACAGATTATTAAGGAAGCTGCAGAGTCGTTTCCTGTTTTTGCTACCTACCTTTGGGACTACCTAAGGCTTCCTAGTCCTACTCCTGTTCAGTATCAAGTTGCTGACTACCTACAGAACGGCCCTAACCGGCGCATCATCATGGCGTATCGGGGTTGCGGTAAATCGTTTCTGACAGCTGGTTATGTGCTGTGGAGGCTGCGTAGGGATCCCAACTGTAAGGTGCTGGTGATCTCTGCAGCTCAAGACCGTGCAGATGCGTTCTCCGTGTTTTGCCATGACTTGCTCCGAAACTGGTTCATGGTCAAGGACCTGTTTCCTAGCGACACCCAACGGTTTTCAAAGGTTGCTTTTGACGTTTACGGCGCAAAACCAGACCAGTCTCCTTCTGTCCGTTCCAGCGGCATCTTTGGGCAAATTACTGGCTCCCGTGCTGATCTCATCGTTGCTGACGACGTTGAAACACCACAGTCCTGTGAAACCCAACTAATCCGAGACAAGCTCCGGGAATCGATTAAAGAGTTTGATTCCGTGATTAAGCCTGGTGGTGAGATCGTGTTCCTCGGTACACCTCACACCCAAGACAGTGTTTACGCAAAGCTTGAGGTCTCTGGTTACTCCGTCAGGATTTGGCCTGCTCTGTACCCCACGGGTAAGAAACTCAAGAACTACTACGGCAACCGTTTAGCACCAAAGATCCAAGCTGATCTAGATGAAGACCCAGGACTTGCTGGACACCCTGTAGACCCTCGACGTTTTGATTGGGCTGAACTAGAAGCCCGTCAAATGTCCATTGGACGTTCAACGTTTAATCTTCAGTTCCTCCTAGACATCAGTCTGAGTGATGAGGAGAAGTTTCCTCTCAAGCTCAGAGACCTCTGTGTGTTCCGCCTTAACCGTGAAAACGGTCCTAATAAGGTTGTGTGGATGGCTAACGGCGATAAAGCCCTAGACCTTCCATCGGTTGGGCTTCATGGTGACCTTTTCTACAAACCGGCTCAGATAGGGGATGAATTTCTTGAATACACCGGGGTTGTCATGGCCGTTGACCCTTCTGGACGCGGCAGCGACGAGCTTGGATACGCTGTAGTTAGCTACCTGAACGGTAACCTTTTCCTTCTCGCTAGCGGTGGCCTTAGGGGAGGTTACAGCGAACCGAACCTTAAAAAGCTGGCTCTTATCGCTAAAGAGTTCAAGGTCAAGCAAATACTTGTTGAAAGCAACCTCGGCCTCGGGATGTTCTCTGAGTTGCTCAAGAGATACCTCGGCACGATTTATCCCTGCAGCGTTGAAGAGGTTCGACACACAAAGCAAAAGGAACTCCGCATCATCGAAACCCTTGAGCCTGTCCTTAACCAACACCGGCTCATGGTTGACACTGACGTAATCCTTGAAGACCTCGCCTCCACGGAAAGCTATCCAAGCGAAGTCCGCAGTCAATACCAATTGTTCTTTCAACTCACGAGGATTACCAAAGAGAAAAACAGTATCAGGCACGACGATAGACTCGATGCGTTGGCAATGGCTGTCCAATACTTTACGGAGTCGATGGCTGTCACAGAACAGAAAGCTATCGCTGCTCGTGAAGCTGAACAGTGGGAACTAGAACGAAAGTTTATCCAAGGGGATGGTGGTGTCAAGATCGATGCCATTGGTTACGCCACATCCCTTGAGGACCTTCAGAAAGCTCTTTATGCCTCTTCAGGCTCTGCTAACTGGTTGGACTCGTAGAAGGCCCTAGAAGACCCTAAAAGGCTGTTTGGCTACCCTGACACCTAAAACAGCTTAGAGGGGCCTTCCTGGGGCTTCTAGGGGCCTCTCAGAGCGGTTTACGGTTGGTAGCCCTGGTAGTTACCTCTCGCCACCCCCGCCCCTGTGTATTCTGATGGCCCTCGCTCATCGCTCCGCTACTCGCTACCCCTCAGGGTGGTTACGCTCGTAGACCCTCTTGACAGGGGTGCTTAGAGTGCATATTAAAGAGGCTTTTAAAGAGCCTTTATTAAAGAAATTTTAAAGAGGTTTCTTTTGCTGTTATTTAAGTACCTCTTTAAAACTCTTTATTAAAGGTTTCTATAGCTGCCATTTAAAGAGCCTTTTAAAGAGGCCCATATGGTACTGTCTATAGGCCTTTTAAAAGCCTTCTAGCAATGCCTAGTGTCAAGCTGGTTACTGTGACACCAGATGCAGAGTCACTTGTTGTTTACATGGCTCGTGTCAGTAACCCATCTAACCAAGAACTAGGTACTAACAACGACAGATTGCTTAAATATCTCATTACTCATAAGCATTGGTCTCCTTTTGAAATGGTCCATATGGTGTTGGAGATCAACACAACAAGAGCAGTAGCAGCACAGATCCTTCGACATAGATCATTTAGTTTTCAAGAGTTCAGTCAAAGGTATGCAGATGTCAAAGAATTAACGACATCAATTCAATTGCCACATCTCCGTAGGCAAGATCAAACCAATAGGCAGAACAGTATTGATGATCTAGATACAGCAAAGACTCAGATCTTTTACCGCCGTATAGCTCAACACTTTGAAGAAGCTCAAGATATCTACCGAGAGATGGTAAGCAGTGGTGTGGCTAAAGAATGTGCCAGAGAAGTCCTACCCCTAGCTACACCAACCAGGATGTATATGGCTGGTAACGTTCGTTCCTGGATTCATTACGTTGATCTACGGTCTCAAAATGGGACTCAATTGGAACATATGCAAATAGCTCAAATGGCTAAAGAAATCTTTGTTAAAGAGTTTCCTACTATTGGTAAAGCTCTTGATTGGTCCACAGATGGCCCGTAACTACCGTAAGGAATACGACAATTACCACTCCAAGCCAGAACAACGAGCTAATCGATCAAGCCGTAATAAAGCTCGACGTAAAGCTGTTAAAGCTGGTTACGCAGTCAAAGGTAAAGACGTGGATCACAAAAACGGTAATCCCCGTGACAACAGGCTCTCTAACCTCGCTGTGACCTCTAAGAGCTACAACAGATCTAAGAAGTAACTAGAAGGGCCTTCCAGGGGCTTCTGGAGGGGTCTCAGGAGGTTTTAAAGAGGTGTTAGAGGGTCTTAAAAAGGCCCTCTTTTTTTATTTGAGAGGGGTGAAAGGTTTTTACTTCGGATTTTTGAGCACTAGTTAGCGTTCTGACCCGGCCCCCGACCCCCTTCCGGGGCCTTTAATGGCCGCTTAATACTATGCCGCTGCTGTTTTATGGCGACATAACGGTAGTGAGATGTTGTGGAAGTGTTGATTGGTGGGCCTTATGCGGACTCGTTATGAGTTTGGGAAGGGTCTTAAGCAGGCTGTTATGCGTTTATGCGCATACATACACACGCGCACAAGGCCACAACTGAGCCCTTTAAAAGCCCTTTAGCTGCTCCCATACCAATAGCTGCTTAGAGGCCTGTTGCAGAGCCTTCTAGGGGCCTCTCACAGCGCTGTAACGCTTTACAACAGAACCCTTGCTAGCAGTCCTGCAGCGTTTACCTTGGCTCTGTCAGGCGAACAAAGCGCTTGATCCTTTCCCTTTCACTATCACTCCAACCATGGCTGAGATCCTTAGCCTCAACACTTACTATTTGAGTTTCCCTACTGATGCTTTCAACAGCGATGTAGTAGCTGTCCAACTCAAAAGCTACAAACAGAAAGATGCTTACTTCACTGTTGCAGTGTTCAAAGACTATGTAACAGCGAGAGAGTTTGTTCTTGAATTTCCTACGATTCCTGGCTCACGTTTGAGGATCATTGATTGCTTCCACAATGTATTACTCGTGACTGATCCTGTGTTTCCTGTGGAATCTAAGCATCGTATGGGAAGCACTGATTGGTGGCTTGATCAGTCACGAGAGATTAAAGAGTGCGTGGGTATATCTGAGCCTTTGCTTCCTAAGTTCAGCCTGCGGAATGTGGCTAACAAGCTGCTTAAGAGTTTCGTTGCTGCTTAAGTATGTCGTTTGATCAGCTCTGTTTAGACGTAATTAATTCTCCTTTCTTCAACACTCCGATGATTCCTACTCTCCTTCCTGCCTACGGTCGAGACTATAAGCGCAAAGCTGACATAGCTTCAGACCTTAACAACAATAAAGATTTCTACATCAGCGGAATCAGTCCCGCTTTGATCAACAAAGAACAGTTAATCAGTGAGGGTATTAAATCCGTTGTTGTTCGCTATAGCAATCAACGCAAGGTAACGTCTCTCAAACTAGTTAAAGGGGAATTTAAGTGACTGAATACGACTCCTGGCTCCTACACCAACAATGGGAATACGAGGATCAGCAAGAACTAGCAGAGCTGGAATACAGAGAAGAACTGGAATACATGGAAGCTGAGTATCTCAGAGAATCCATCCAGTTTTAACTATTACAAACCTTTCAACCTTTCCAACAATGTTCACCGTTCACCTTTCTAAAACCTCAAACAAGAAGCTAGGCAAAGGAGTCTATGCCTCAACAACTAGCGCAGATTCCTGTCCTGTAACTTGTGGAATGTACGCTAAGTGCTACGCAAAGAAAGGGCCTCAGTCTTGGCACTGGGCAAAGGTTAACCGAGCTGAGCGTGGCACCGATTGGAATACGTTCTGCAGCCAGGTTGAAAAGTTAAAGCCAGGCACACTGTTCAGACATAACGTATCAGGCGACCTACCGTATGTTGTGCACTAT